AAGATTAAAAAAATTTTAGGTATAAATAACTTAGAATATAAAATTAGATTACTTGAAAGAAAAAACTATTGGAGAGATAAGTATAAAACATGGTTAAGAAAATAAAAAAAGTTGCTAAGGCTCTGAAAAAAGCATCTGCTTTACATAAAAAACAAAGTAAAGTTATTGAGAAACATATTAAACAAATGAAATCTTATGGCAAAAAAAAGAGATCCTAAAGTAGGGACTGGTAAAAAACCTAAAGGGTCTGGCCGTAGATTATATACTGATGAAAATCCAAAAGATACTGTCGGTATAAAATTTGCAACACCAGCAGATGCAAGAAAAACAGTTGCAAAAGTTAAAAAAATAAATAAACCCTTCGCAAGAAAAATCCAAATACTTACTGTAGGTGAGCAACGTGCAAAAGTTATGGGTAAATCAAAAGTAGCATCTATATTTAAAAAAGGAAAAGACGCTATAAGAAGAGGGAGAAAAACATAATGGCACTAGCAAAAAGACAAAGGAGTTTAAAAGCATGGGGGAAACAAAAATGGAGAACGAAATCAGGCAAGAAATCTTCGGTAACTGGAGAACGATATTTACCAGAGAAGGCGATCAAGAGTCTATCATCTGCGGAGTATGCGGCAACGACAAGAGCAAAACGAAGAGGAACAAAAAAGGGCAAACAGTTTGTGAAGCAACCGAAAGGGATTGCAAAAAAAACAGCTAAATACAGGAGGTACAGCTAATGCCAGGACATTATGGTAAAATGAAAAAGAAACCTATGAAAGGTAAAAAAGTAGTAGGTAAAAGAAAAAAACTAGACATGGATGGAGATGGTAAATTAACCAAAAAAGACTTCGCTATGTTAAGAAATAAAAAGAAGAAGAAAAAATAATGAGAAAAGGACTATATGCTAACATTCATGCTAAAAGAAAGCGTGGTGGCAAAATGAGAAAGAAAGGTGCTAAAGGTGCACCCACAGCTGCTAATTTTAGAAGAGCTGCAATGACAGCTAGGAAAAAATAATGGTAGCTAAAAAATACCAAAACCCCTCAGGTGGATTAAATGAAGCAGGTCGTAAATATTTTAAAAGAAAGACTGGTGCTAATTTAAAAAGACCTAGTAAAAAAGTAGGAAATAAACGCAGAGCTAGTTTCTGTGCCCGTATGAAGGGGATGAAAAAGAAACTAACATCTGCTAAAACAGCTAATGATCCAAATTCTAGAATTAATAAAGCTCTTAGGGCTTGGAATTGCTAGTGCAATTTTATTTATAAATATAAGTATGGCTGATATATCTAAAACAAAAGATTTTATAAAAGCAGTAGAAGAAGTTCGTCAGGAATATCCTGAAGATTCTATTGAAAGAAAGATACCATCATCTTTTATAGCAACAATTGCAGCTACAGAAACAGGTAATTTTAATTTTGAAGGTGCACCTACTGCACAAAAAGCTAATAATTTTTTTGGAATACATGCAACAGGTGATCAAAATTATATAGAGACATCTGGTGGTGCAAAGTTAAGATCATTTGATGATAGCAAAGCAAGCATTAGAGCTTTTGTAAATTTAATAGCAAATGATGATAGATATGAAAATGCTAGAAACTCAATAGATAAAGGGCCAAATGAAATGTTTAAAGGTATGTCTACATATGCAGAAAATCCTAACTATGTAAACATATTATCAAGTGTATACAAAAATAGAATAGAGCCAGTAATTCAAACAGAAAATTTTTTATTACCAAAAAGAAAACCAATAACAGAACAAATGGATAATCTGCAATAAAAAAGGGAAGCCTAAATTAATAGACTCCCCTCGCAGGCAACACGAAGACCGCTTGACTTTTTAGTCAGGTGGTCTTTTTTTTTGGTCGTAATATTTGTGACGATATAAATTTCTATCACCCCAACGTTTACGCCAAAACCAGTTACTTAATGAACTAGCATAACCTTCTAATTTATTCATAACATAGTTATGCCAAAAGTAATATCTAAACTTTTTGTATAAGTTGTTTAATATCATCTTGTAATTTTCTCCCAACAGAATTAGCATGATTAATTACAGCAGCACATAGATTACCATGATAGGGATAACCTTTAAGTGCTTCTCTAATTTTAGCTACAGGTTTACCACCATAATCTATTACTATAGCATTATCTTTATTAAGACCTATTTTTAATTCAAATAGTATACCAGTATATTTATCTAAATTATTTTTTTCTGACATCAGTTTCACCCCCTGACACAGGAGTTAAACCAGCTAAACTATTCATTAGTTTAACAACTTCTCCATAAGGTCTAGTCATAAGATATCTCATTATATCCATTAATTGTTCAGAACCTATAACATAGGTTCTAGGGTTAGCTTTTTGTTGTATTTGCTCTTCTTTCTTTTCCATTTATCCTCCTATTAAAATGGTATATCATCATCACTAGGATAATGTTTTTCAATTACCCTTAATTTATCTGAAGCACATCCTATAATCTCTAGCTGTTTATCTATCTCTACAGCAAATTGTGGATGTTCTCCTATACCTACAGGTTTATCTAGGTATACTTCTAATGTAGCTTTTGCTACATCAATCTCTGCTTGATATTTTTTTATCATAGCTTTTATAAAGTTATCTCTCATTCTGACCCCCTGAATTGGTAATATTTATCTTCGATTAAATCTTCATCTAGTAAATATACATTGTTTATATTAGGTTTATTGTACTCTATTCGCAGATCTCTTATAGTTTGATTAAGAGTTCTACCTGCTTGAAGACAATCACAAACCATATCCTCAAGTTCTAGTATTGCCTGTTTTACTGCTCCCATTATTTATCCTCCTTTGGTAGTTTATCTCTTAATTTATTTATTCTTTTTTGAGCATATATTATAATATCATATAGCCCATTTATCTCCGCAAGTAAAGCCATTCTTTCACCATGACTTAACGCATCTTCACTTATGTTACCTTTTGGTAGTGTTCTCATTTGTCTTTACCTCCATTATTAATCTGCCTAAATACCAATTAGCTTTTTCTAAATCTTGTAAAGGTTCACCTTTAAATTTATATCTAGAAACATACTTCAAAACATTGCCCTTCAAATATCCATGATATTCATCACTTGTCATACAATCTTGTATAACTTCTATAGTTTCTTTTTTACCATGTTTATAGTGAGAAGGTGAATGTACTTTATCGTCTACCATATTCTCTCCTTATTGCATTGTAATCAATAGTCTCAATATTATAAGATCCATTATTTACTTCTCTTTTAACTATAATGCCACTCCACCACATATGTTGAGTATCTCTAGCAAAATGTTCTTTATGATTTAAATAACATCCAGCAGATAAAGCATACAGTTTTTTACCATTTGGTAAAGTAGATGTAGCATAATCTAATAAATGACTATGACCTACTGTAGCAGATACTTTATGTTTTGTCAACAAAGTTCTAGCTATATTTTCTCCTGATATAGCACTACCCAATATACCTGATGGAAAATGATGAGCATAATATATACCATTTATAACTTTATTTTGTTTATATGGTACTTCTTGCCATCCGTATTGTTTAAAATTAAGATCACTAATTTTTAGTGTCCCATCTAGTTCAGGATTCTCATCAACAAATCTATCTATTCTATCTTCATGATTACCATGAAGCATAATTTTTCTAGCTTTGTGTTTACCTAAACCTTTATTAAATAAAGATAATGCTTCATGTGAATGTTGCATATCTTTTTGATATCTTCTACCTTCAAATGATTTTTTCTTTTTATCATATGATGATAGAGAGTCCATACTACAAAAATCACCCATGCAGATAATATGTGTAGCTTTTACATCTGCAGATAATCTACCAGCCCACAGAAATCTTTCATTGCTTGCTTTAGGTGTGCAATGAGGGTCACCTATTACAACGTGTGTTGCCATTAATTTAACTCCTTATCACGTTTTTGTTTTAAAAATTCAAGAAAGTCAATTACGTTATCATCACTATCAAATTCTGCGATAGAGTTTATTGCTAAATCTTCCTTGTTTTGTTTTTTATCATCAGCAAATCCACGAAGACCCCATAGAAATGTAGAATGGGGATCAGTAGTTGCCATCTTTATCATGCCTCTAGCTATTGTTGAACATAATTCGTATTCTTCTGTGGTCATTATATTTTTACTATCCATAACTATACCACAGCTAAAACCTTTTTCCCAAGGTGTTACTAAAACTTTTATAGCATTTAAGAATGCTTTATTTGATAATTTTTTTGTCATTGTTCCAATATTTATTATAGTTTTCTTTAGTATACTCTACAACTTTATGCTCTTGATGTCTACGCATACTACCCTTGCCAAAGTGTTCTGCTTCTTTTTCAGTATTAAATATAGTATTATTAAACATTTTATATTCCTTTTCTTTTTTATCTTTAAATATTACAAAGTATAACATAATCGGTAAAGGCGGATATTAGACCCCTCTAACTAATACCCACCCAGCTACGCAAACTCTTCCTCCTGTTTAGGATTATTAACTTCCGTATACCAAATCCATTTAGGATTCTTACCTTTAGATTGCTGTTGCGGTAACAACTGCAATTTACTTCCCCAACAAGGAAGTTTGTATGGGCAAAATGAACAAGCCAAGCCCAAAACTTTATTACCCGTAGGTTTACCTCTAAATGTTTCTTCAATAGCATCATATTGTCTTTTAAAAGGTACACCTTTTTTAATTGCTTTAATATTATCTTTAGCTTTTTTTATTGCATCACTTTTATATGGCTCTACAAGTTTAGGTGTTTCACAAACTACCCATTCACCTGTAGATTTATTAATCACTATCCATCCACCAAAGTTTTTCTTTTGACTTTCACCATATAAAAATCCTTGTGACGCATAGCCAAAGGTATCATCCTTAACGACTTCACTAAATCCACCTTCTTCACCAAATTTTTTTTCAAACGAATATGGTGATGCACTTTTAATATCCCATATTTTTTCATCAATTTCAACATCTTGCCTTCCTTCAATCGTATCTCCATTAAATTTATACTTAACTTGTTTTTGTTCATTTTTTATTTTTACTCCTGCAGATTTCATTACAAATAATGCTAATGCTTCTATCATATCACCAAAAGTATTTCTTACTTTAACATTATAAGGTTGGCCTTCACCTTTTATACCCTTTGCCTCCATCTGCAATTGGCACAGGGGTCTACCTACATTTGACATTCTAAGTTCAAATTTAGAATGTCTATCTTCCGTAAATTGTTTTAGTAAGGCCTTTTTACAGGCCTCACCAAACTCCTCAACAAGTTTTTTGTCTACTTGTGCAGGACTCTTTGACACTTGGTCAAGATACTTCTGTACTTTTAAAAGTATATCATTCATTACTTAGATAGTACAGCTTCAGGTAATTGATCATCAAGTTCTTTAACAACCTCTACATCAACAGAATCAGAACCATTAGGTTTTTTAGTCTTAGCTGTATTATATAAGCCAACGACCTCTTCATTTTCTGTGTCAATAGATTCCTGAAACACTTTTAAAGTTTCCATATCTGTGTCAGATAATTGTAAATTAGCATCGGCATTTACAATTATTTCAGGTACATAAAATACATTACCACCTTTTTTCTGACGTTTAGTTTCAAGTGATAAAGTAGAATTAAACATAAGTTTTTTTCTCTTTTTCAATTGATCTAACGCAGCACTTACAGGTGAAAACGCTGTACCAGTTACTCTATATAGAACAGGTAAGTTCTCTACGTCATGGTTAGCTCCTTGTGCAGTTTTACCACCTTTAAAAGATAATAAACCATACACTAGTTTATAACATCGTATTGTTCTTTGTTGTTCTAGTTGTTCAGGTGTAAGACTAGACCTTTCTTTAAAAGGTATCTTACCACATTTAGTACCACCTAGAATATCTATTGCCT